CTTACATGCGCGGGAACCCTACCAGGTTGGCGCCCACACCGAACCCAGCGCCCTGCCGGGCAGTTAGGCCAATCGTGGGGGACACCGTGTCCAGCAGAGCAAACGTGGCGAATGCGGCTACACCAATGGTCATCAGCTCGCCAAAGTTAGGCTTCTTAGGGTTCATTACGAGCAGGGCCACGAAGGCCACCACCAGGCCCTCAATCAGATATTTGAGCAGAGACGTCAAGAGGTCACTCATAGAATAGTCCATCTCTTCCTTATACCAGAGCCATAGATTTTTAATTGCGTATATTGCTTACTTTAAGATTAAATATTATAGCAGATTATTGAATGGCCACTCCTGGAAGTAATGTGAAAGAGGACTTTTTAGAGGAGGATCCCGAGATCCGCAGCCAGAAGTTTGTACTCTTATCCTTTCTCAGCCCGGAAAATGTTCTTGAGAACAAGGATCAATTCTTTTTCGGGGAGTTTTTGAAGCAGTACGAGATTGATTATAAGTTGAAGAATCTGGAGTCCTTTCTTATTTCACTTGTCCGGGGAGTGAATGATGATCTGACAAAGGAGGCCGAGCGCCTAGATAATGCCGGACCCGACCTCAGCGGTGCAGCCGCCCTTTGCCGTAAGGCCCGTCTGAACATGGGTGGGCTCTTAGAGTCCTACCAGCAGTTTGTAAAGACAAATGACGCGGCGATCAAGAAGACGACCATTAAGGAGTCATATGACGACTTTCTGTTCAAGCACCAGACCAAGCTGGAGGAGGACTTCTTCGCCAAAAATGAGTTCCGGACATCCATTCGGGGTCTCAAGGTCCGGGGGGTTACGGCTACCCACGGAGAGGCGGTGGCCATGTCCAAAAAGCTGCAACGCAATGACACTATCCACAGCATTTTCCTCGGCGAGGTCGGGAAGTGGCTGCCTTGGGACCCCAAGCCGCACCAGGTACAGGACCAGGAATACGCCGAGGACCAGTTGAACACCCTGATGAAGAATTACAAGAACAATGAGGAGTCACGTGAGAAGTTCATGGCCGACCAGCGTAATGAGATGTTGAAGAGCGCAAAGCGCGCTGGGCCTGTTACGGATCAGGAGACCGGGGAGATGCCCGTTTCCGAATCATCTAAGGCTGCCGGGGGCGCATCAGATGGTTGGGGTTCTATGTTTGAGGGGCCGGCGGATTTGGCACTTCAGCGGAAGAAGGAGAGTGCCGCTGTGCCTAGCAATAGCCTGGAGAAGGCTTAATCCAATAAAGTGCCGATTTGCTTATAGGCCTCACCCTGGTCCGGAGCATTAATACTTATGCATTGATTCCCCTGGCAGAAAGTACCTTCCTCGCAGGGTGTAGCCCTTCTTGCACAGGGGGCATTGATACCATCACATTCCTTCGCACTGCATGATGACATGTCAGTTGGTACATTGACAGGCGCCATGAACCCCTCGCTACAGAATCCACCGGAGCACTTTTGACCGCTGGGGCATACATCATTCGCTAAACACGGCAGTTTAGCAGAGCCCCCCTTCCAGCTACCAAAGTTACGCTGAACAGATGGCTTTGATAGTTGAAGAACAATAAAAAGTACAAATGACACTGCCAATAGAAGCCCTAAACCCGAAGTTAGATTCAACTGCATTTCTTCTGATCATATGTGAGAAAAGGATATGTCACTGTAAATAAAATTACGGGTAAACGGGTAATTCATTAGGCATAACTTCAGAAGGGCGATCTTGGCGCTGGCAGAATCCATTCATACACACTTTTCCGCCCCCGCACGGAGGTAAATCAACCCCACATCTTACGCCGGGCATTCCAGCTTCAAACCCCTCCTTGAAAAAACTGGCCTGTGCCAGAAGTAGCGCGCATGTACCGACAACCAAAAGAAAAAAGGTAGTCTTTGATATTCCAAACATTCTATTCTATCATATACTATTTATTGTGATTTGCGCACTTGGATCGCCGGCCCCTTCAGTCTCACTCCAGCCGATGGATCATATTTATTTACTTCAGCCTCCTCTGAATCACGATAATGTGCAGCGCTGTGTCCCCAGAATTCAGGCAGACCTATACGGAATTCCCCGTGAATTTCCGCCTTGTACCAAAAAATAATGTCCTCCAACTTGTTACTCTGTGTGTTGTTGCTTACAACAAGACATTCGTAATTCTGGGTACATTGGTCCATAACCTGGCAGAAAAATTCAAAAGACGGGAAGGCAGATCCATAATTTTCATAGATCCGCTTGCGGTTATTCAGATACGGTTCGCGCAAGATAAATACGTAGTCGACATTTGTACGTAGCACCGGAGGCACGCCTAGAGGGTATTGCATAGTAATCAAGAAAAACACTTTCACCCACCGACCGTTCAAGAATAGATACCGAATATTGAGATCCCGTGTCCACGAGTCATCGTAGAGGCAGTCGTCCAAGATCAAAAATGATCTGGGATCTATACGAGACTGCCCGCCTGCCTGCTGCTCTTTCATGATTTTGGTCATAATGAGTTTCTGTCGGGCTACATAATTCTGTAGAATTGCCGGTGAATATGCACCGTGAATAAATAATGGGGGTACCATCTTTTTGTAGAAATCATTTGACTCTTCAGTACCGCTAATAACTGTTCCGAGGGGCATTTGTCTGTGGTGAAACAGCACATCCCGGACAAGGGTGGATTTCCCCGTACGACGCCTACCAATAAAAATGCATACGGCGTCCTCCGGAATCTGAGACATACTGAACTTCTTAAGTTGAAGGTTCATCGCCGCTGAAGCTGCCATATTACTATGTGTGTAGCAGGTTTCATATTTTATATATGATCCGCACCGATGCGCCAGATATTCTAAACTGAGTTCTTCCTTAAAGTAATGTCATCTCCGTATCCATCTTTACAGACACGGGAATTACCTACTCCCGAAATCTGGGATATTCCTCCTCCAGCCGAATTTCAGGCCGCCATGGAAACCAGATTCAAACCATTTCAGACAACATATCCCGGTATGCTTAGGTTTGGAAAGACAAAGAAGCAGACTTCCTTTTTGCGATTTGACCATAAATGGCACCTGGAAAGTTTCGCAGGAGATGTGCCATATCGATCGGGTTCATTTTCTGGAAAGGCCCGGCACTATACGGGAGGCAATCCCACAAACGAATTAATAGACATTTCAGGATTTTGTAAAATTACACATTTACTGGATGCTTACCGGATGATGCAGGGAAGTTATCCGGTAGCACAACACCCTGCCCTGCCATCTCCTGGTCGCAAATCTGCGAAAGTCTATGCAAAGCTGCATGACCCTCATAATCAGGCCTACGTAGATGCCGTAGCGTGCTATATGTTGAGTAAATTTCGTGAGGCAGATCATTCACCACATTTTTCCCTTTTTTACGGTTCGTATCTGGCTATAGCGAAGGACTACTATTACAATATCACGGAGGAGTTCAATGATCTGCGATTTGAAGGGTGGTTCTGGAGAAAACATGCGCAGGGGCAGTTCAGATTAACGGGTTTCAGAGATAACGTACCCATAGACCCGAATGATAGTATTCTTGAAGCGCCTGATAATATATCGGATTTCTCCTCTGAGGTAACCTCGGATGGAAGTTCGGAGACAAGTAATACGTCTGAATTGTACGATTATAATGAAAATAATGCCGATTCAGCCAGTCTTCATTCTGCAACAATTGATACCGCCAGTTCTGACAGCGAAAATGCTTCAGATAAATCATCAAGGACGGGTTCATCTTATTCGGGGGATAGTGAGGGGTTTGATAGCGATACCAAAATATTTGCAGCGTTGGCCGAATTTCCCACAATGCTCATATTCCTAGAATCTAATCGGGAAACCATGGACTTTCTCTTAGATAATCCAGAAGAGGTTGGCGCAGTAGAAGGAACGGATGAATGGGAAGACCGGTGGAGCGCATGGCTATTTCAGGTTATTGCGGCACTTTGCCAGATTCAGAGTCTCTGGGCCATGACACACAATGACTTACATAGCAATAATATACTGTGGATTCCCACAGACAAAGAGTATCTATATTACAAGACGCTGGATGGACGGCAATTTAAGGTACCTACATACGGTAAAATATTCCGTATAATTGATTTTGGTAGGGCGATATATACACATAATGGGACGCTGTGTATTAGCGATGACTATTGGCCAGAGAATGAGGCGGGGTCTCAATACAATTTCGGGCCGCTCTATGATCCCAGTAAACCCAGAATTTACCCAAATCCCTCATTTGATTTATCGCGTCTATCAGTCAGTATAATTGAGTCACTTTTTAATGAAATTCCAGATGACCGAGAGGGCGGTAGAATGCTGAGTGACGAGCCAGATATAAAGCAAATGGAGACTGTGTCTGATTTATACAACATACTGTGGGAGTGGTTGATTGATGAGGATGGAAAGAATGTATTGTGGGATGCAGATCATAGCGAGAGATATCCTGGATTTGATTTATATACGGTGATTGCTCAAAAGGTAAAGGGTGCTGTACCTTGCGAACAATTGAATAAGGCGCCGTTTTCTGGGTTTCTGATGCCCAAGTCGGCTAGCGTGCCCGAGGGAGAGAAGGCGTATTCATTATTCTGTTAATTTGCTAAATTGCTAAATTGCTAATTTGCAAATTTCAGAAGTCTGCTGGGCCAACTCTGACTCCAGGATCGGATAGACCAGTACCGGCCGCTGAGGTCACTGAATTTACAGTCTGAGAGATTACATCTTTGAAGCCGGCCGTATCTACAGACGACATTGCAGATTTCAGATCATCAAATGTTTCGGGAATGAGAGGGTAGAGAAACCCTGTCGTTGCCGCGCCCAGAATAAAATCCCTGCCCATATGTTTCATATTGGGTTGTTCTTTATTGTACACAACTGCGATCATACTTAAAACTGCAACTACGAGGCCCCCGATAATTGACCACAATATAAGTTCTGTGGTTGTCATAACTTCTGAGGATTGCTGGTAGAAAAAAGCGCATTAGATACCGCGCCACTTATAGAGTTTCATAGTCGTCTGCAGAAAGGGGTGCCGGGGTCGGAATTTCATCTATAGCATTTATATCTTCCATTTCATCAAGATTCAGATCTTCAGACTCCCCTAGTATTTTGAGATCATTATCACCCTCTTCAATCATGGGCCGTAGTTCAGCTTCACCTGCTTCTCCAAATAATGAGTCCATGCCCGTGAATCCGACCGACTTTTCAGTGTCAACAACAAGCATATTTGAGTTTGAGTTTGCGGTATTATAGGATAAACCTTCATCTTTTACAGCCTTTTGTAAAAGCGTTTTTTCCACTTGTACTTCTTCAGGTGGGATCATTTTTATAATAGATTTCTCCTCAGGCTTCTCCTCAACCTTCTCCTCAGGCTTCTCCTCAGGCTTCTCCTCAACCTTCTCCTCAAGATTCTCCTCAGGCTTCTCCTCAGGCTTCTCCTCGGCCTTCTCCTCACCCTTTTCACTATGAAGTCCTGCACTTGCTATTTGAACAGCATCATCAGGCTCATCACGCAAACTATCCCGTAAAATGGACTTCACCGGAAGAAGGTTACGTATAGCCTGTAAAATGCCACTTT